TGAATTACAACCAGTAGTCAAAGGTGATCAATTAAAAGAATTTTTAGAAAAGATGATAGATGACATAGTAGATGGTGTAGATGCGGCATATGGTAAGAGTTCAGGTCTTTATATAAGCCCACCAGGCGTTCAAGGTGGGCCATGTGTTGCAACTGGTGCATCTACTACATTTAAAATTGAAATGACAGGATTGAAAGCAAGTTTAAAAGTTAAATTAAATGGTTCTGGAATATTAAGTAAAAACGTAAAAACAGTATAGGAGTTATCATGAATAAAAAACAATTTATGAAAATAATAACAGAAGTAGTTCGTAAAGAAGTGAAAAAAGAAGTTAAAAAGATATTTATAAAGGAAGAAGCTTCACCAAAATTAACCGATGTTATCCCAGCAGTTTTAGAACCAAAAGAAGATATTACATACACTAAAAATAAATCTTTAAATGATGTTTTAAATGAAACTGTTGGACTTAGTAAAAAACAATCACAATCAGATGAATATCCAACTTTAGGTGGTAGTGCTTTTGATAGTTCAAAAATGTCTGAAATGTTAGGATATGGAAAATCAGCTGATATGAAAAGAGACATGGTTGCTGTAGATACAATACAAAAGGCTGGTAAAACAGTAGACCAAGTACCAGAATTTGTAACCAACGCTTTAACAAGAGACTATAGTGGTTTAATGAAAGCATTAGATAAGAAAAAAGGAGGGCCGTTATAGATGGCTGAAAGTGCAAAAGAAATTGACCTTGACCCAAGAAAATATGTTGGACTATCCTTTCCATTAAGATCGGATAATAATAATGATTTTGCATTAACTAAAAATTCATTACAACAAGCGTCTCATAATCTAAAAAACTTACTACTAACTCATCCAGGTGAAAGATTAAATCAACCTGAATTTGGTAGTACTTTAAGAGCTATATGCTTTGAACAGAATAATTCGGAGTTACCTGGTAAAGTTGAAGAAGAGATTAGAAGGTCAGTTAGTTTTTGGTTACCTTATATAAACATACAAGAGGTTAGTGTACTAACTGATGAGGCTGATGTAAGTAAAATATTTGTTACTTTAACATTTTCTACCAGTTTAAATGCTGATAGTTTAGAGTCAGTAACTTTAGATACATCGTATACAGCTACAACATATTAATAGGAATTTAAAATGGCCCGCACAAGTGTAAAAAAAAATGTAGTAAAAACAGTAAATTATCTCAATAAAGATTTTGATGACTTTAGAGGTAATCTAATTGAATTTGCTAAACAATATTTTCCAAATACATATAATGACTTTAATGAAGCATCACCTGGTATGATGTTTATTGAGATGGCTGCTTATGTTGGTGATGTTCTCTCATACTACATAGATTCACAATTTAAAGAATCATTGTTAGCATATGCAGAAGAAAAACAAAATGTTTATAACATAGCTCAATCATTTGGGTATAAACCAAGAGTAACTTCTGCATCTGAAGTAACATTGGATGTATTTCAAACTGTTCCCGCTTTAAATAATGAAGCAGATTATAGATATGCTCTTAATGTAAATGCTGGAGCTTTGGTGAGAGCATCTTCAAATGGAACTACGTTTCGTACTTTAGAAGATTGTAATTTTAAATCTTCAGATTTATCCAATCAAGTAGAGCAAACTATATTTGAAACTGATAGTGGAGCTCCAACTAAATTTTTATTAAGAAAACAAGTTAAAGCTCAAAGTGGTCAAATAGTAACAGAGTATTTTGATTTTAGTTCGGCAGAAAAATATTCACAGATAAAACTATCTAATCCAGATGTTATAGAAATACTTTCGTGTACGGATAGTGATGGTAATAAATGGTATGAAGTAGATTCATTAGCAAGAGATACTATATTTGAAGATATGGAAAATAATGTTGATAATGATCCGGCCTCGGTGATAGATGGTAAAACCGCTTCATATATTTTAAAATTAAAAAAGACATCTCGTAGGTTCACGACTTTTATAGATGAAAATGATAAAATTGTCATACGATTTGGTGCTGGTATATCCGATAATCCTGATGAGGAAGTTATACCTAATCCAACTAGTGTTGGTTCTAGTTTACCTGGTAGTCCAACATACCTAACTGAAGCGTTTGATCCAAGTAACTTTCTTAAAACAAGAACATTTGGATTGGCACCATCTAACACAACACTTTCTATACAATATGCATTTGGTGGTGGATTAGATGATAATGTAAATTCAGGTGATGTTACAGATATATCAAGTGTTTCTTATGAGATAAATGATTCTTTATTGTCGGCTACATTAGTTCAAGACTCAAAAAATTCTGTTGCATTTTCTAACCCATTACCAGCAAAGGGTGGTTCGGCTGGTCAAACTGTTAGAGAGGTTCGTGAAAGTGCTTTAGCATATTTTCAATCACAACAAAGAGCAGTTACAAAAGAAGATTATATTGTTAGAGCTTATTCTCTACCAGCAAAATATGGTTCAGTATCTAAAGTTCACTTTGTAGGAGATGACCAATTGAATAAATCTTCTGCTGTGGGTGAATTAGAAAGAACGATAACTGAAAATGACATTGGTTCAACTGTTTTATCATTACAGGCTGGTAGAATACCAAATCCTCTTGCTATGAATATGTATACTTTAGGATATGATTCCAATAAAAATTTAACTACATTAAGTGACACCGTCAAGAAAAATTTAAAAACATATCTATCTCAATATAGAATGGTCACCGATGCCATAAACATTAAGGACGCGTATGTAATTAATATAGGAGTTACTTTTGCAATATTAACTAAAGCTGGATTCAATAAGCAAGATGTTCTTTTAAGATGTGTTAATGTTATACAAGACTTTTTTAATATTGACAATTGGCAAATTGGACAACCTATAGTTGTATCTGATTTAGTTTATGAAATATCATTAGTAGATGGTGTAGCTACAATTACCCCACCTACTGAAAACAATCCAAAAAATCTACCTATAGTTATTCAAAACAAATATAGTGTAGCAGAAGGTTACTCTGGTAATTTTTTTGATATAAACTCTGCTTTAAAAGAAGGTGTTTTATATCCATCACTTGATCCGAGTATTTTTGAAGTTAAATACCCCAACTCTGATATTAGAGGTAAGGTTCTTGGTGACAACCTAGGCATACAGGAGTAGATAGATGCACTTTTTTACATTCGCAGACAAAGATTCAACTTTATATCAAGCTAGTGGTAGTTTAAATGCTGGATTAGATGAGATATTAGAAATTAGAAAAGATGTTAGTGATACCGGAGCTGTTGTTAATTCATCTCGTATAGTAATTCAATTTGACTTAACTGAAATATCTAAGTCTGTATCCAATGGGGTAATATCAACTCCAAAATATTTTTTAAATTTATATGATGCAAAACCAACATCATTAGCAACCTCACAAAGTTTATATGCGTATCCAGTTAGTCAATCTTGGACTATGGGTGATGGTAGGTCTTATGATAATCCAATTACTGAAGAAGGGTGTAGTTGGTTTTATCCTCAAGGTCTAACTAGTGGAACTTTATGGGGACATGATACAATGGTAAGTTCTTCTGGTGGTTCTTGGGTTAGTGGAAGTGGATATGAAGGTGAACTTAGTTTTAATCATAACAGTAGTGATTTTAGAATGGATGTTACAGATATTGTAAACAAGTGGTTAGATAGTAGTGATCCACTAGTAAATCATGGGTTTATGGTTAAAAGAAGTGGCAGTGTAGGTAATTTAGATACTAGTGTTGATGAAGGTAGTACTGATAGTTTAGGAAGTTTTTCTTTTTTCTCATCTGATACTCACACAAAATACCCACCAACATTAGAAACAGTATGGTATGATTCCAAGTGGAGTACTGGTTCACTTAGTCCATTATCATCTACTAATTTAGAAGATATGGTTATTTACATGAAAGGTTTACGACCAGAATATCAAGAGAATGCTAAGGTTAAATTTAGAGTTGTTGGTAGAGAGCGATTTCCTGAAAAGTCATATTCAACTACTCCATCAAATTTAAGTGTAAAATATCTACCAAGTGGTTCATCATTTTATTCTATAAGAGATGCAGAAACTAATGATGTTATTGTTGGATTTTCAACATCATCAATGATAAGTTGTGATACTAGTGGTAATTATTTTAACTTAGATTTAAATGGGTATCAACCAGAAAGGTACTACACACTAGAGTATAGAATACAAAGTGGTAGTGGCACAGTTGATGAAACAGATCAATACTTTGACGAGGGATTTACATTTAAGGTTAAAATATAATGCCATATACAAAAGATGAATTGAAAAATGTAGACTTCTACAAGGAGTTTACCGACAGTAAAAAGATTGAATATCTTGATAGGGTAGCTAAATCAGCTCTTAATTTTTTTAGAAACCCCAATGATGCAAGTCTTGTTTCATTTGAAGATATTGACACGGGATTGGGACTTGAAGATAGTACATTTACAACTGATACTTATGGTGTATTAAATATTGCTCTAGTAAGCAATGGAGTTGAATATAACCAATTTAGAAACATACTATCCGACCCAGCTGAGATAACAGCTTACGAAC